GAATCGAGTATGGCGACCCGAGGCACAATTTACTACGCATTTTCAAAATCAGTAAAGCACTCGGTATTCAGCTCAGAGACCCATCTGACTTGGCAATTATTGCTATCGCGACCAAACTCTCAAGAATGGTGGAAAGTCCAGAGCGCGAAGATTCGTATCTCGATCTCATTGGATATGCCGCTATCTTGGGTCGATTACGATTTTCGAGTCCAGAAGATTGGGACGACATTGAGTCTGACTCGCAATCACAATAGCAATCAATACTGCGACTACTGCAAGTATCGCTGGGGACAAAATAAGAACGGCTGGGATTTAAGAGCTACAACTCCAGCAGTTTGGAAAGTCCAAAGCGAGACACCGCTTCGAAAGGCTCAGGTTAGGTTTTATTGCCAGCCTTGCGCCGATGATGCACAGAATTGGCCAAATGGCACATTTTACTCATTAAAAGAACAGTTGGAAGATGCGATAAATGATTTCGCAGGGAGAGAGAAGTTAGATGTCGAATTACCTAGATGATTATGTAAGTGTCCAAGATAGATTAAAGGAGTTCATAAATGCTTACCCAGATTATAGAATTAAAACTCATATATTGGCAGAGTCGCTTGTCAATTCTTGCGATGTCTATATTATTAAAACTGAGTTATATCGGACTGAAGCTGACATACACCCTTGGACGACAGGTTTATCCTCTGAGTCTAAGTCAAAGCAATATGCTCTCGAGCTTGCAGAGACTGGATCGTTGGGACGCGCACTTAACCTCGCTGGATACTTCGCTAAGATTAACCAGAGCCCAAAGAAGGCAATTGAAACGACTAAGCCAGCTCTTGCGGAATTCATAAAAAAGCAACGCCCTAATGACCCTGACCCAATTGTCTGGGATGTAACTGCAATAGCTGAGCAATTAGGTGCTGAAGTAATTGATGAAATGCCATTATGTAAATGTGGTAGAGGCCCAATGATCCTTAAGTCTGGCACAAAGGAGGGCAAAGAGTATCGAGGCTACACCTGCCCTAGCAGAGAACGGGCAGACCAATGTCCAGCTAGATGGATGAAAATTGGAGCAGATGGGCATTGGGTCTTTCAGAAATGATTAAAGATGCACACCCTTTTCCTTGCAGTAATTGCAAGTTAGTTACTCCGCACACAGAAATCAAGCGGTATAACACTGAGGATGTGTCTGAAGCGCCAGAGGAAGTATGGTTGGTTGAGTGCCAGCGATGCTTCCTTCAGCGCATTATCTATCCATCAGATCGCGTAGCTAGTAAAGAGGACGATATTGTGCGATGCGAGCAATGTGGTGGCTACAAGATGAAGGCTGCTAGCTGCAAAGTATGTCGAATAGCTGCTGGATTTGAGCGCATAAGCGAGAAGTATTGGACTGGCAACGCTACATTGACAAAGGATTACGATGCCGAAATATAGATATAAATGCGATAAATGCGAGGCAGAAAAGGATGTATATCAGCCACTTACACTTAAAAACCTAGTAGTCTGCGATAATTGCAAGGTTGCTATGTGGAGGGTGTGGAATGGCGAAGCAGGAAAATGGCGATAAGCCCCACTCTATTAGATATATCCGTCAGCTAATGGAGTGGGGATTTGACAAAGAGTTTATCGCTAGAGATTGTGGCATAAATGTAAGCAGCTTAGATGTAAGGTTAAATAGAGCAAAGAAAAGGGAGCAAGATGGGAATCAAGGAACTGAGCCTGGAACTAGCAGCGGTGAGTCTAATAGCTGATGAGGCTAAGAAGGCTAAAGATAGGCTAAGAGCTGCATTACAGACCGAGATGGACAAGATAGGTGCAGACAGAGTAAAGGCTGAATATGGTGATGATGTGATTGCTTATGTGACTACCAGTAAGCCAAAGTTTAAGTGGGTTATCAAAAATGAGCGCGAATTCGTCAAATGGGTAAAAAGCAATATATCTAGCGAGATAGTTGAGACAGTAAGAGAATCATCAATTGATGGGATACTAGATAAGTTTCACTATATCAACGGCGATGATGTTATTGATCCAAATGGTGAAAGAGTTGAATGGCTAGAAGGCACAATAGCTGAGCCTTATCTAGTTACTAAGTTCCATAGTGACGGCAAGGAAACGCTGAAAAACGCGTTTCAATCAGGCCAGTTAGAGTTTAAGAAAATATGGGAGTTAGAAGGTTGATTATCTATGACTTCTTCGCTGGCACAGGATCAGCAACTAAGGCATTTGAGGATAGAGGCCATAAGGTAATCAAGGTCGAGTTACAGCCTAAATTTGAGGCAGATGAAAGAAATGTGCTAGAGCTACAGGCTGCTGAAATGATAGCTAAATATGGTCACCCAGACTTCATTTGGGCTTCTCCACCTTGCACTACTTTCAGCGTAGCTAGTTGCCCTATCTATTGGCATTATGTAAATGGAGTTTTAACGGTCAAAGATGACAGAGTTTATGATGGTATAGCAATGGTTAAGAAGGCTATTAGTTTAATAGACGAGATAAAACCTAAGTTAGGCTGGCTAATTGAGAATCCTAGAGGGATGCTAAGGAAGTTAGAGTTTATGCAAGAACTGCCTAGAAGAACTATTACTTATTGCCAATATGGTGATTTTAGAATGAAGCCAACTGACCTTTGGGGCATAGTGCCAGGATGGCAAGCTAGACAAATGTGCCGCCCTGGCTCTCCTTGTCACGAGCAGTCTCCTCGGGGGACTACAACAGGCAATCAAAGATTAGGCAAGCAAGCTAGGTCAATGATTCCATACGCATTGGGTGAAGAAATATGTATTCAGTTAGAGAGTAATCTGAATGATTAACGATATTTATCCAATATATAGAACAATAGATAATCAGATAGATAATTGGGAATCGATTGGAGTAGATGGTAAATATGGCTCTGAACAGCACTTATGTTAGCCTACTTGACAAGCGCGCTACACTCTCGCCAAAGCGCGGGCGCATAGCTGGCCCTTCAGCGAAGGTTAGGACAGCCTATTGCCTTTCGCTGATGCTACTGGCCTTACAGGCTATATCTATACAATCATCAGAAGCAGATATGAATCTAAAGCTTTATGCTTACAACAAATTAGATTGGCAAGAGTTTCAATGTTATAACTGGTTAATTTATAAAGAGAGTAGATGGAATCCAAAGGCTCGTAATGGATCACACTATGGCCTTGGTCAGATGCGTTCTACTTGGTATAGAGACCTTAGCCCTAGGCAGCAAATAGATGCACATATTAAATACATAAGACATAGATATAAATGCGCTTGCGATGCCTTGCAACACTTAGAGACAAAGGGCTGGCATTGAGCAGACGCTACAACTCTAGCTACTACCAAAAGACAAGAATTCAAGTGCTTCAAAGAGATTACAACACTTGTCATTATTGCGGCCTTGAAGCCACTACAGTTGATCATCTAATACCTATTAGCAAGGGTGGCACTGATGAAGCTTCTAATATGGTGGCTTGCTGCACTCAATGCAATAGTTCTAAGCGCGATCGTATGACCCCTACCTTTTTTGAGCGCGCAAGCAGACCCACGACCCCCATTGGGAAGATTTTCCCTGAAAATGGCTCGGCTAGGCACTATTCAGAATGAAAGAGATTGCTCTGGCTGAATTGGGTGAGATTGTCCGTATCAGGGACGAATCGACTTACCGAGGTGTGCCAGAACCCAGAATCCACACTAAACTCAATGATTTCCCATCTTATGGCGAGCAAATGATTAAATTCTGCGAGGAAATCGGCTTTACTTTAATGCCTTGGCAACAATGGCTGGCTCACCATACTTTAAAATACAAACCCGATGGCCGTTGGTGTCATCCAGTAGTGACCCTTTTATGCGCGAGACAACAAGGAAAATCTACCTTTATGGCGCTTCAAATTCTATTCAGAATCTATGTGTTAGAGGAAAAGCTGCAAGTTCATACTGCTCATAAATTAACTACTTCAGCAGAACTATTCTATAAAATATATGGGATTATTGAACAGAACCCTAGGCTAGCTGCTGAATTTACTAAGAAGCTGGAAAGTAAGGGATTTCAAGAGCTTCAATTTACTAAGGGTCGCCGTTATATCGTCAGAGCCAATAACTCGGCTGGTAGAGGCATAGCAGCCCCTGAAACGATACACCTAGACGAAGCCCGAGAGTATAAAGATGAAGATGTCTGGTCTGCCTTGCGATATACGCAAATGGCTTCAGCCAATCCTCAAATATGGGTTTATTCAAATGCTGGTGACCAACACAGCATAGTTCTAAATAAACTTAGGGAAAGAGCTATGGCTGCCATCTTCGGTGGCAACGATGATATTGGTTGGTTTGAATGGTCAGCTCCTATTGGTATTAAATTCGATAACTCACCAGCCTTCTGGCTAGGTGTCTGCCAAGCTAATCCGTCACTAGGCATAACAGTTCATCCAGATAATATCCGAGCAGTATTGTCAGACCCCGAGGATATTGTGCGCACAGAAGTCTTATGTCAATGGGTCGATACGATTAACCCAGTTATCAATCCGTCTCAGTGGGAGAGTTGCAAAGTTGAGGGACTTCGACTCAACCCTGAATCTGATACTTGGTTAGCTATTGATCTAAGCCCTAGTAGAAAAGAAGCGGCGCTAGTCGCTAGCCAAAGACTTGAGGGCGATAAGTTCCAAGTCATATTGCTTCAGACTTGGCATAACCCTGCCAATCTGGACGATAAAGCAATGGCTAATGATGTAGCAGAATGGGTGCGCAAGTATCCAGTTCAGCTGGTTGCCTATTCAGCCAGAACCGCCTCGGCAGTAGCTGCGCGATTAGCTCCTGCTGGTATTAGGGTTGAGCCGATAGATGGCCTTGACTATGCACAAAGCTGCGATGAGTTACTGGGAGCAATCTCATCTCAGCGGTTGGCTCACTCGGGACAAGATGAGCTAACTAAACAATGCCTATCCGCCGTCAAGCTACCCTTTGGTGACGGCGGCTGGGTAATGGGTCGGAAAGTAAGTAATACGACAATTTGCGGAGCAATTGCTTCGGCTTTAGCAACACACTATGCAACAATGTCTGAAAGTGGAGTAGATATCCAAATAGTGTAAGTCGCTTCATTTACAATGTCAGTAATGGGTGCTATAAGAGATTTCCTATTTCCAGCAGTTCAAGCCAATAAGCCTACTGCCGTTACTGATGTGCTAGCTGCTAATTTGCAACCGCTTCAGAACCTTGATTACTTCTCCGTTCTTGGAACTCCCGTATCAATAACTCGTCAGCTGGCTATGTCCGTCCCATCAGTTGCTCGCGCTAGAAATATTATTTGCGGAACTATTGGCTCACTACCATTAACAACCTTCAATCGCATTACTGGCGAGTATGTTGATCCGCATAGGGTCATAAATCAGCCAGACCCAAGAGTTGCTGGCTTTGTAGTCTATTGCTGGCTTGCAGAAGATATTTGGCTTTATGGTGCAGGTTATGGCCAAGTTTTAGAAATGTATTCATCGACAGATGGCGGCCGCGTAAGAGCTTGGACAAGAATTAGACCAAGTCGCGTTACAGTTGATACTGATATACAGACCGATTCAATTACCGGGTATAAAGTAGATGGTAAGCCAGTTCCTATTAACGGC